GAGAAGGACATGGGCTTCACGCAGTACCGCAAGGACAACGCCGGGCGGCAACTCGGGGCGTTCCGACTCTCTCCCATCTTCGTCTCCAGCGTCGACGACTCCGGGCGCTACACCGCCGAGGTGCAGCGCTCCATCTCGCTGGAGCAGGTCTTCGATCCCGAGCAGACGCGCTACGAGGTGCGGCTGCACAACACCATCGTCAAGGACCTGGGGCACCCCGACTTCACCATCGTGTTCAAGCGCCTCGCCGTCGAGAACGACGCCTCGCGGCGCGACTCCGCCGAGAAGGCGGCCGAGGTCGGCGCGATCACCCGGCGCGAGTACCGCAAGGCGCACGGCATGGCGCCGCTTCCCGAGGCCGAGAAGTCGGCGACCGAGATCGAGTGGGAGGGCGAGTTCTTCAAGTCGGCCGAGCCCGAGGTCGGGCAGGTCCCGTACGGCTGGAACGACACGCTCGTCCGTCCCGGCGGCGCTGAGCCCACCCGCGTCGAGGGCGACTCGCAGCAGGGGCTCCGGCCCGGCATCGGCGCTCGACGTCGCAGGCAGGCCACCCGCGATGGCGTCGACGTCTCGGCGGAGTCCGGGGCGCAGTCCGCACGGGTGTCGGCGCGCTCAGCGGGCGACGCAGCCGTTACCCGCGCACGCGAGCGCGCTGGCCTGCGCCAGCGGTGAGACCAGATGTCCGCGCCGGAGACATCTGGGCCGGACGGCTCTCCGGGGGCAAGAAGGTGATCTACCGAGTGAGGGGGATCGCCGGGGAGCAGGCCATCTGCCTCGCGGGCCGCAAACGGTCGCAGATGCCCATCGTGCTCGTGCCGCTGCACCAGTTCAAGAGCCTGGAGCTGGTGCGCCGTGACGCGGGATGAGATCGACCGCCTAGTCGAGTCCTTCCGGCGCGACGAGGCCTACATCGACGACCTCTCCGACTCGCTCTACCTGACCAAGCTGCGCGTGTACCAGGACACGCTCTCGGGCCTGGCGAACGACTACGGCTACGACGCCGACGACGTGCAGGTGTCCGTGCAGATAGCGCAGGCCCTCTCGGACGAGGCAGACGATCACGCCGAGTCGATCGCGGCGTCCTACAACAAGGCGATGGAGACCCAGGTCAAGCGCTTCGGTGCGCTCGGGATGGCCTATGAACAGGCAGTTGAGGAAGTCGCACAGTGGAGTAACGAGCGGGACGATGCCCGAGCCGAGATGATCGGCGTCACCGAGGCCTACTCCGCTCACGCCGATGCGACCGTCGCCTTCTTCATCGACAACGGCGTCGAGGTCGAGTTCGACTTCGGCAGGCACGCTGGAGATGACGCGCCCGCGTGCGAGGTGTGTCAGGCGCTGGAGCGCACGAGCCCTCACCCGCTCGACCGCGTTCTGGAGATCGGCTCGCCGCACATCAACTGCCGACAATCGTGGCACCCGCGAGTGGACGAGGCGCTGCTCCCCGAGGAGGTCGAACTCGGACTAGGCCGAACCGCAGGTATCGTTGGCACAGACAGCCTCGTGCACCGTGCAGGTGGACACTCCCAGGCCGTGACACAGATCGAGGAGCACTAGTGGCCGACTTCACCCTTTCCGACGTCAACGTGGTCGCGGTCTCGCTGTGCAAGCGCGGCGCGAACGGCAAGCGCTTCTTCCTCAAGAAGATGGAGGCCGTCGAGGACGACGCAGGCAAGGCGCTCGTCGAGTCCACGATGCTGTTCAAGGCCGACGACTGGCGCGTCGTCTACTCCATCGTCGCCGAGCCCGAGAACGAGGAGCGCCAGGGCATCGGCGCCGGGGCCGACCCGAACATGACCGATGTCTGGGCCTCGGAGGAGGAGATTTTCAAGGCCGCGCACGGCTTCATGCGCAACGGTGGCCTCATCAACTTCGCCCACACGGACCTCACGCCGGTCGGTCGTGTGGTGGAGAACTTCATCGCGCCTGCCGACTTCGCGATGGTCGACCCGCTCGGCACGGCGCAGACGATCAAGAAGGGCGCGTGGGTGGTCGGCATCGAGCCGAACGACGACCTGCGCACGCTGATCGACAGGGGCGAGGTCGACTCGGTGAGCTACGAGGGTTCGGGCCTGCGCACGCCGGTCGCGAAGGCCGCCGACAAGGACAACGGCAACACTCACCGCACGTGTCCCGGTTGCGGCGCGAAGATGGCTCTCAAGAAGGGGGCCTGCCCGAGCTGCGGCAAGGCCTACGTGAGCAAGAAGGGACTTCCCGATACCGACGCTATCGTTGGCCAGAAGGTGACTCCCGAGCATCGCAGCCTGCTCCAGAAGATCGCGGTCGCGCTCGGCTGGACGACGGAGGACACCGCTGACACCCATGAGGAGGACGAAGTGCCCCTGACCGATCAGGAGAAGGCCGCTCTCGCAAAGGTCGAGGGCATCGAGACGAAGCTGGGCGAGTTGGAGACGAGGCTGGAGAAGGTCGACGGTCTCGACGGCAAGCTCGACACCCTGCTGGAGCGTCTCCCGCAGCCCGAGAAGACCGAGGAGGAGGAGCGCGAGGAGATCGCCGCGACGCTCCAGAAGTCGATCGAGACGGTCGCCGACCTCCAGGCCCGGCTGAACAAGCTGGAGGAGGGGCGGTCGACGCAGGGCGGAGACACCGACCTCAAGAAGACCGACGACCCCGACGCCGCGCTGGCCCGCGCCCTGTTCGGCTAGGAGAGGAGATCATGGACCGCCGACAGGCACTGGCCAAGGCCACCATCACCACGAGTGATGCGGCCGCTGGCCTGCTCGATCCCGAGCAGGCGCGCACCTTCATCGTCAAGATCAAGGAGCAGGGCGCGCTCTCCAACCTGATGCGCCAGGAGATCCGCACTGCCTCCTCGGGCGAGATCAACAAGATGTCCACGGGTGGACGCATCATCCGTGCTGCGACAGAGAACACGGACGACGGCTACCGCGCCGGTGCCGCGTTCACGACCGTCGAGTTCCAGACGGTCAAGATCCGTCTCCCCTGGGAGGTCACGGAGGACGTCTTCCACGAGAACATCGAGGGGGCGGGCCTGGAGGCCAAGCTCACGGGCGAGATGACCCAGCAGTTCTCTCTCGACCTGGAGGATCTGGACATCAACGGCAACACCGCCGACGTGTCCGGCGACGCGCCGTTCCTCACGATCGACGACGGTCTCCTCAAGATCATCGCCGCGTCCACCGACGCGCAGAACATCGACGGCTCGGCGATCGCCTCCGGCGTGTGGGGCAAGGACCACATGTTCGAGGGTCTCAACGCGATCCCGAACCGCTACCGGAACCAGCCGGGCTACTACTGGATCATGTCGCCCTCACGGAAGCTGCAGTGGTGGGAGTCGGTCGTCGACCGGCCCGACTACGGCGGCGGCGACTACCTGCTCGGCGAGGGCGGGGTCATCGACCGGCCGCTGGGCATCCCGATCCTCACCGTCCCCTCGATGCCGGACACCACGGTGCTGCTCGCCCGGCCTCGCAACTTCGTCCGCGTCGTGTCCTGGCAGGTGCGCAAGCGCCGCGTCACGGGCGAGACGGACGCTCAGCTGGCGGCGCTGGACAAGCGGTTCTACATCTTCTTCCTCAAGCGGGACGTGGTGATCGAGGAAGAGGAAGAGGTCGCCCGTATCCACACCCTCGATGCCGTCTAGGAGGACTGGCATGGCGACCTACTACCGCAATACCAACAAGCACGGCGTGTCGATCGGCTCGGGGCGTCAGCGCGCCGGGTCGGTCTTCTCCGCCGACGGGGACGATGCCCAGAAGTGGGGCGAGGTCCCCGGAGTCGAGAAGGCGTCGAAGAAGGACTACGACGACCAGCGCTCCGAGCGCACGGCGAACAACCCCTCGTCCGAGAAGTCGGGCGAGATGCTGGCCCGCCAGCGGATCACCGACCAGCGCGTCGAGCACCGTCGCCTGACGGTCTCCGGGCCGCTGCAGCGGGTGGTCGGCGACGACCAGGCCCCGCTCGGCCCGCCCACGGGCACGCTGTCCACGAAGAGGGAGGAGGCGGAGAAGGACCTGGCTCACCGTCTCGCCTTCGGCCCGAACGAGGCGAAGGAGAAGGTGCCCGAGCCTGAGGAGAAGTTCACCGGGCACGCCGTCCCCAAGGGCCAGCTCGTCCACAACGAGCAGCAGGAGAACCGCGAGGTCGCCAACGCGACGGCGGAGGAGCTGAACGAGATGGACCGTGAGGGCTCGTCCTCCGAGGGCGAGTCCGCCCCGCCGCAGAAGGAGGAGAACCAGTAATGGCTCTGGAGTCCATTGAGAGTGGTTCGCCGCCCGAGGGCCGTGACCTCTCGCAAGCCCTCGTGGAGCTGCAGAGCCTCACGTTCTCGGTGGTCGACGGCGCCGCCGCCGACACCAACATCGCCCTCACGGGGCACTCGTGGGCGACGGACACGATCGTGGCGGTGCTGTACTTCCCGATCTCGGGCGGGAACGTCACGTCGGTCTCGAACCTCACGTCCGAGGTGCAGGCGCCGTCGGGCGGCGCGGGGACGGCGTTCTTCCAGCTCTCGACGACGGCCACGACGGGCGGCAAGCTCGTGGTGGTCTGGTTCAACAAGGGCTCGCTCTAGGCGATGGCCAACGTCCTCTACGACAAGGGTCGCGAGGGCTTCCTGGACGGCTCCATCGACTGGGACACGGACGACATCCGTGTGATCCTGGTCGATGGGGCCGACTACACCTTCTCGGCCGCGCACGACTTCCTCGATGACGTCGCCGCCGGTGGTCGCGTCGCGGTGTCGTCCGCGTTCTCGTCCAAGACGGTCACGTCGGGCATCGCCGACTCGGCGGACGTCACGCTGTCCGCCGTCACCGGCGATCCATGCGAGATGCTGGTCATCTACAAGCACACGGGCTCGGATGCGACCTCGCGTCTGATCGCCAAGATCGACACCGTGCAAGGCGGCGGTGCGCTCTCGGTCACGCCGAATGGTGGCGACATCACCATTCAGTGGGACAACTCCACCAACAAAATCTTCAAGCTCTAGGGAGCTGACCGAGCATGGCGCTCGGGACCCCGGTCGGCATCGGCTCCTCTGCGCTCACCGCGCAGACCGCCGCCACATCGCCGCTCGTCACCTCGACGACCGTCCCCTCGAACTCGACGGTCGTCGTCGTGGCCGGTGCGTCCGTGTCGGGTAACCTCCCGACTCGCGTTGCCGACGACTCTGGCCTCGGGTTGAAGTGGCGCGGGATTCGATACGTCGGCGTCGGCGGCGCGGTGGTGGCCAACCTGTCCATGTACTGGGCGTATGCGCCGAAGGGCCTGCCGTCTGGCACGACGCTGACGTTCTCCTTCGCCAGCGTCACGTCCTCGACGCGGCTGCTCGCGGCGGCGTACATCCCCGGCTTTGCGGTGCCCGAGCGCAACAAGGTGGCTGCGAACTCTGTGGCGGGTACGTCGTGGACGTCGGGGGCGACGGCGACGCTCACCGCTGCCTCGCAGGTTGGTATTGCGGCGGCCATCGCTACGGATGACACGACCAGCACCCCGGGCGCGGGGTCCGAGCTGTACGACTTCAACGCCGCTGGTGCATCCGGCGACCGTACGCTGGTGATGCAGTACGAGACGGGCCTCTCGGCGAGCGGTACGTACACGGGGGCGGGTACATGGGCGGTGAGCGTCGCTGGGTCTGCCGTTATCGCGGCGACGTTCAAGGAGTACACGCCGTCCACGCTCTGGGCCACCGAGGTCGCTGCCGACTCGCCGGTGAACTGGTGGCACCTCGACGAGTCCGCAGGAACGTCGGCGGTCGATGATCCGGGCACATCGAACGGCACCTACGTCAACACGCCCACGCTGGCCCAGGACGGCGCCCTCGATGAGAGCGTCAACTCGGTCGGTCTGACGGCCGCGCAGTCCGAGGACATCACGCTGCCGATCACGCTGGGGACGGGTGCGTTCACGCTGGAGTTCTGGGCGAAGGCGACGTCGCTCACCAACGTGCTCGTCCGCGATCACAGCGGCTCGGGCGGCACGGTGATCCCGCTGGTCTCCTCCCCGCAGTCGAGCGTGCGCCTGGCGGGCTCCACGATCGGTGCGGCACCGGATCAACAGTTTCCCACGGCCTGGATGATCGACGGGCAGTGGCACCACTACGCGCTCGTCCGCACGACCGGCCCGGTCGGGTTCTTCTACATCGACGGGCAGCTCCAGTCGACCGGCTCGGCGGCCACGACGAACACGGCCTCGCCGCTGCACTGCGGGCGCAACGGCAGCAATGCCAACTACGAGACGGTCTCCTTCGACGAGGTTGCCTACTACACCACGGCGCTGTCGCACGACCGCATCCTCGCGCACTTCAACGCGGCGGTCTCCGAGCGGATCATCGTCATCGAGGGGCAGGGTGTCGCCAGCGCGGAGGCGTTCGGCAACCCCACGGTCGCGGCTGTACAGGCGCTCGCGATCCTGGCGATCGACTCGGCCGAAGCCTTCGGCACGCCGACGGTCACGATCAACCGGCACGAGCCCTCGGCGATCACGTCCGAGGAGGCCTTCGGCAACCCGACTGTCACCGTCGGCTCCGGCACGCAGACGGTCGAGCCGACTGCCATCGCGAGCCTGGAGGCGTTCGGGTCGCCGTCGGTCGCCACGACGCAGAGCCTCGCGCCGCTGGCGATCAACTCGGCGGAAGCGTTCGGCTCGCCGACGCTCGTCCAGGGCGCGATCACGGTCGCGATCTTGGGCATCGCGTCGGCGGAGGAGGTGCGGTTCCCGCTCGTCACGCGCCCGCAGACGATCGCGCCGCTCGCCATCAACAGTGCCGAGGCGTTCGGGCTGCTGCGCCTGCGGCTGCTCAAGACGGTCACGATCCAGGACCTGGCGATTCCGTCGGCCGAGGCGTTCGGCCTGCCCACGCTGTCGCCGCGCATCCTGCCGCTGGGAATCCAGAGCCAGGAAGCTCCCGGCTTCCCGGTCTGGATTCCGGGGCCAATCTACCGCGACATCCTCGGCATCGAGAGCGAGGAGTCGTTCACGACCGAGCTGCGGCTCCACTACCGGGTCTACATCCTCGCGAAGGACTCCGAAGAGGCCGTAGGATTTCCCGAGGGCATCGGGCACGTGTTGGAACCGTCGCCCCAGCCCGGTGCCCTCATCTCGCGTCGGTCGCGGCGCGGCTATGTCACGCAGGACCGAGATGGAAAGGCATACTCCTAGTCATGCCCTACGTGGTGTCGCTCACCGACGTTCGCCCGGCGCCCCGCTTCGATGACATCCCGTGGATCGGCGCAACCATCGAGGAAGCGCCCGACATCGACGGGCCGTGGACGCAGATCGACGACCAGGTGCTCGATCCGGTCGACGCGGACCCCACAGCTCCGCAGGCGCGTGACTTCACGGTCACGACCGCCGAGTCGCCGACGGACTACTTCCGCGTCCGCTTCGAGGACGAGAACTCGGACGTCTCCTACACGGAGCCGATCGGCCTCACGACGTATCCGTCGACCGAGGAGCTGCTGGCGCTCACGAGCGTGGACGAGCTGCTGGCGTTGACGGCGGATCAGGCCGACACCCTGCGCGATGCGTCCATCTCGGCGATCGAGGAGTTCTGCGGGCAGAAGTTCGACCTGCGCCATCGGACGGTGACGATCGACGGCCAGGGCGCGAACGTGCTGTACCTGCCCGAGCGGCTGCACGAGATCGAGGGCGTCAGCGTGAACGGCTACGGCGTGTCGCTCACCGCGCTGGTGCTCTCCGACCAACGCGACCGTCTGCACTTCTCCTCCCTGTTCGGCCTCAACTACTACGAGCAGGCGATCGCCGAGATCAGCGGTGAGCGCTTCCCGCTCGGCTTCGGCAACGTCGTGATCGAGGGCGACTGGGGGTGGGCGGACTTCCCCGAGGCAGTGAAGACCGCGATCCTCTGGGACATGGAGGACACGGCGCGTGCCGACGCGAACGTGCTCTCGGCCTCCATCGCCTCGTACCGCAAGCTCGGGTTGCGCTCGATCAACCAGGGCAACCTGACTGCGGACATCAGCGGGGCGCCCGGCCTGTCGCCTCGCGTGATGTCCGTGCTCGCTCCCTACATCTGGCACGGCAACCTAGGAGCGCTGGTGTGAGCACCCTCCCCTTCTACTCGTCGGCGACGCTGGAGGACATGGCCGGGTCGCCGCTGGCGATCAACGTGCCGATCTCCGTGTGGCCCGCGAGCGCACGCGACACGGACTCAGGTCGGTCGTACACCCACGACGGGGAGTGCCCGGTCGGCTACATCGAGGCGCTGGAAGCAGCCAACGTGCGCTTCTCGCTGGGGGACAAGACCTACCACGTCGTGGATGCACAGGCGCATGACTTCCTGCCGCACTGCTCGCTGCGGCTGCGGGAGATGCGCGGTGCCTAGGTGGAACCAGACGGCGGTCTTCAACGTGTCGGCGCGGGGCGTGACGCGCTCCATGCGCCAGCTCTCGAACGCCGAGGACGCCATCCAGGAGGAGATCGAGGAGACGCTGGACGAGCTGCGCAAGCCGATCCGGGCGATCTTCCGCGAGAACTCGGTGTCGCGGCGCGTGGGCGACGAGCTGGTGCTGCTCCCCTTCGGTGCCGCTGGCACGGTCGGCTTCCAGCTGGTGTCGACGTACCGCGACCCGCTGACCGGCTACGACCCGCTCGGCGTGACGCGCTTCGGGCACCGGAAGAAGTACATCCAGCCGAGTGAGGATCGAGCGCGTGCCTCGACGGTAGCGACGCGCCTGCCGCGTGGACCCGAGGTGTTCTTCAACCGTCGCACGGGTCGCTTCGGCGCGCAGCAGCAGGCGCTGCGGATGCACGGTGAGCCGCGCTTCCGGCACAAGGTGAAGGGCCAGAGCCGTCGCGAGGACTGGGTGGACGTCGCGAACCAGGAGGCCCGGCCGCTGATCGCCGAGGCGACGGCGCGGCTCGGGCGCCGGATCGTGTCGAGGGCGCTATGACGACCGAGGCGGTCTGCGCCGCCGTGCTCGACTGGGCGAAGGCGACCACGAGCATCGTCACCGGCTACGACCACATCCCTGCGGAGAGCACCGGCCCGCTGCCGGACGTGATCGTGGACTGCGCGAGCCTGAGCATCGTGGAGACGAGCGACCTCTTCCCGCACGCGAACATCCAGCAGGCGTGGGTCGCCGTCTTCGTGATGGACATCTCCGTGATGGTCGACAACACGGCCCCGGAGACCGCCGCTCAGGCCTTGCGCACCTACGCCGACTCGCTGCGGGCATCTCTGCTCGCCAACGGTACGCTTGGGGGCAGAGTCCCCATGGTCTCCAAGCGGATCGAGTTCGACTTCACCCTGCCCTTCGTCGTGAGGAACGATGGCGTGCGTGGGCGAGAGATGACCATGCGAATGACAGTGGCAGAACTTGTCGAGGAGGAAGGCTAATGGCGGACGCCGCCAAGAAGAAGGTCAAGTTCGTCGGCGGCACGGGCGAGCACCGTCGAACGGGCTCTGTGACCGTGCCGGATGCGGGCGTGACGCTGAACCGCGACGAGCCGATCGCGGTCAACCACGAGCTGTCCAAGGAGCTGCTGTCGGGCGACTCCGCTCGCTTCAAGGGCCTCAAGTTCGAGGACGCGACGAGCGACGAGCCTCGTAGCAAGGCGAGCCGTGCGACGGCTGGCGACACTGGCGGGCCGGGCGGGTCGACCGCGCCGGATGGCGACTCCGGCCCGAACCGTCCCTAGGAGCTGAACGATGGCCTATACCGGCTACCCCTTCCCGTACAACATCTCGGACCTGCTGGTCGGGGCCGTCCGCATCCTGTACGCCACCACCGCCGAGCCGATTCCGACCTCCATCTCGGACGTCATCGACATGGAGTCCCCCTACGCAGCGCAGACCGGCTGGGTCGAGCTGGGAGCGACCCGCGAGTCGTTCACCTACACGCGAGGGTTCGAGACCGAGGGCCTGGAGATCCAGCAGACGTCCTCCGTCCTCTTCGAGGAGGTCACGAACGTCACGCGGACCATCGAGGTGTCGATGGCCGAGTTCAACGCCGCGAACCTCGCCCTGATGGAGGGCGCGCAGAGCGCCGCTGGCGCCGTCGTGGCCGCGTCCGGCATCTCCGCCCAGACGACGCAGAAGTTCGGCTCGTTCACCACGCTCGATCGCTACCGCTTCGCGTTCCTCTCGCGGCGCAACATCGCCTCGGGTCTGGTCACGGAGTCCTCGGGCGCCGTCCCGGCGTCGGGCACCCGTGGCCGGTTCGTGATGGGCGTGCTGTACCAGGCCCAGATGTCCGCCGATGACGCGGAGCTGGAGTTCGACAAGGGCACGCTGACGGCGGCGTCCGTGTCGTTCACCGCCTTCGGCGACTCGTCGGTCACTCTCGCCGACGACAACATGGGCGTCTGGTTCTTCGAGACGGCCGGTACCATCACGTAGCGCACCTGCCTCCTGCGCGCCGCTTGACTGGCCTCTATGCTCACAGCATGGAGGCCAGTCTCGCTTCTGCCCCGAGTCCGAACGGCTCCGGCAGCGCACCCACCCACGTCACGCTCGGCGAGCACACCTACCCGGTGTACGCACAGCGACACGCCTACCTCGCGAACCGGCTCGGCAAGACGGTCGCGAAGCTCCAGGAGATGGAGCAGATGGACACGGGGAGCCTGGAGGGGGTGATCGGCTCTCTCGGGGATCAGGCCTACGACTTCTTGCAGGTCTTCATCCCGAAGCTCATGCCGCGCTACGAGTTCGCGGGCTACCCCACGGACGAGGCGCGCATCGCTGGCGACTACAACGAGGAGTACGACAAGTCGCCGACGATCCCGGAGATCACCTTCGCCTTCGAGACGGCGCTCAAGGCCAACCGGCTCGACTCCCTCAAGAGCCTGGGAAAACTCATCAACATGGACCTCGTGAAGGCCTACCTCTCGGCGGGGATGGTGAACTTGATCGAGCGGCAGAGGTCCTCATCGGGGGAGGGTACGTTGGACTCGACGAGTTCTGGGACGACTCCCCCAACGCTGACGGTGAGCGAGGTCTAACCGT